AAGAATACTTGTCTTTGGGTGATTGCATTATTCTCCTGTATTAAATTATATAGTGGTTCACCGTGTCCTTCAACTCTTGCAAATAAAATTAATGTATTACCTTTGAGATCAAGGGCAAGATTTTTAATAAAGTTATTTCTCTTTTGATGCCCAATAATATATTGTATTTCATCTTCAAATGTTTCAAATTTATTCGGTGAGTGTTTCAATAGAAGCACATTAATATCTAACGTCGCTACATGACCTTTCTTCATGAGTTCGTCAGTTTTAATAATTTTATAAGAAGGTCCGAATAGTCCTTCTAATACCCACTTATGTGTCTGTGTTCCATCAAGAGTTCCTGTAAAACCAAAGCGATACTTGGCATTATCAAGTTTAGACATTATAGATATTAATGACTTTGATTTAAATTGGTGTGCTTCATCTCCGATTACACATCCAAAACGATTAAAGTACTTACGAGGAAGTTTGTAGATTGATTGCCAAGTTGTAATGATTACTTGAGAATCTGTTTCTCTTTCTTTACCTGCATATATCTTATGACAAAATGAACCAACTTCCCAACCATAATCCTCGAAATCTTTATACATCTGTTCTACTAAAGATGTCGTCGGAACTACTATCAGAATACTTAGTTTTTTTTCAACGTAATATCTCACAATCCCGTATATCATCAGCGACTTTCCTGAAGCAGTTGGAGATATCAATAACCTACGATTGTATTTTAAAGCGTCGTGTACTCCCTGTATCTGATAATCTCTAGGTTTATATTTACTTACAGCATTCATATAATCTTTGACACCCTCTTCACAGATACTATCATTTACCTCAAAGGGTAAACCATAAAACTTACTTGGTTGAAAGTCATATGTATATTCGTGATCCTTACAAAACTGTACGACCTTATCTAGAAGTCCGACATATATCTGATTGTTCTGAATATTAAATAACCTTATCTTTCCGTCCCAATACTTATTCTTATAAGTTGGCATAAACTTTGCACCTGGTACTTCAAAGGTGAAATAGTCTGCTAACTCATAATAAACATGCATCTCAGATTCAATCTGAAGGTGCACTTCATTCTTTTTTGATATTATCAAATGCGACATAACATCGATCAATATCAATTATTTAGTTGACTTTTTGAAACCTATAATCTTCTTGTTAATGCTAATTTTAATAATTTCTTTGCACCTTGTTTAAGTAAACGAGGTGTTTGTCTTGCTAATGGTGTCGGACCACTTAGAAGTCCTTTACCCTTACCTAAAAATGGATTTATTGTGCGAGTCAAACCACCTCTAAAAGTTGCAAACTGTTTAAGTTGATATCCTTTTCTTGGGTCAGGTAACATACCACCAGTTCCCTTCAATCCATACTCAATTTTTCCTGTTTTTGGGTTTACATACTTACCCATTTGTTTCAAATCATCTCTAAACAATTTACCAAAAGATGCTTTGTCCTCACCAGGCACTCTTACATTCTTTCCCTGATTAGAATAATCTTTTAATCCTTCATTAAATTGTTTGTAAGTTTTCACTTCTTTGCAGTTGTTTCTTTCTTTGATTTTTTTAATGCACCTAGATTCGTCTTAGCTGTCGTCATCTTAAATTTAGAATAATCAATTGGTTGTGGTTTTGGTGGTTCGCCTGGTTTTGTTGTTGTAGTCTTTGCACCAGAACCAGGTTGATTTGGTTTATTTGTTTTATTACCCTTGAATGGTGAAGTAACTGCTTTGATTCCTGTACCAATTACTTTATCTGCTCCTTTTGCATATGCATTTGGTGTAAGACCTGTCATATTCCATCTTGATGCACTCTGTAATGCTGATCCTGCCTTTGCTAAATTCTTTGCACCACCTAGTGCTCTGATGCCTTTAAATACTCTTCCACCTGGTATAGCACCTATTGCGTCTAATCCTGCTTGTTTAAATTTTCCTTTTCTTAAATTATTAAGTGCTGAAGCACCAGAATATGCAGTTAATGCCATTCCACCTAACTTAAGTGCTGCTGGTATGAGTGCGAGAGGTGCTATCTCTTGTATATTTTCTCTTGCCTCTTCATTAAATTGTTTAAAAGTTTTCATTATCCTACAATTGTATCGAACCACTCTTGACTCATACCAGAGATAATTTTATCTGCTGATTCATCATCTACTGCATATTTTTCCTCTATGAGATGAGTTACTACCTTCTCATAATTTTCGTGAATCTTTTTTGTTTCTCTTGGAGTCGGTTTCATTGCATTATTAATTCTACTAATCTATTTATTAATTATAACCTGCTTGAAACTTATTCCATTCAATTGCATTTTTAATTTGATATGTTCTTCCAGATATATTACGAATAATTTCTTCTAAAAATTTAAGCATGATATCATAATATTTAATCTTCATATCAACTTTATTCATCTTATCATCTGCCTCAAGATGCCTCTGTATTGCATCTTTTTCACGAACCTTATATGGAAATGGTTCTTCTACATATACTTCTGCTGGTGCCTTTCCAGTGTAATAATTATATCTTTCTAGTCTAACTTTACTATATTGCTCTCTTGCTCTTTCACGCAACAGAGTAATCGTATTATAGAGTGTATAATACTTTGAGTGAAGTTGAGGTATTTTTAATGATTCATCATGTAAATTATCAGGATCGATCTTGGAGTCTTTCTCCCACATCTCCTGAATTTGTTCAAGATTCATAGACTACTTTTCAAATCATATATTGTATACTTGAATGTTGCTTCTGCTGTAAAATACTGAACATCGGTATTAGTTGCATCAAAATCGAGAGAAGTTATTGATATTGGAAATAAATCAATAAATTTAACTTTTGCAACTTCTCGATAGTTACTATTTAATATTCTAAGAGTGCCATCACAAAATGCTTCTTTTGTATCTCTTTGTCCGTCAGAGTTAGTAATTACTTCTTTATACTGTTTTGCAGACTCTGGGAAACCTAATCCTTTTAACCAGTCATAAACTGCAAGATAATTTTCCATATTTTCATCAACTAAAAAACGAAGAGTAAAATCTCCGAAAGTTAGTCTTTCACCAGGTACAGCAAGATTCTTTAAGTATGATGACTGTTGTGCAAGTTCAAGGTTCAACTCTGGTATTCTAGCAGAATTTGAGAAAAAGTCAACCTTCGGAAATTTTGCCAAATTAAATTTGAATGCTACTCCAGATAGAAAATTTCTATTTTGTATTTGATTTCTAAATGCTGAACCTGTCATTATCTTTTTGATTATTTATTATCTTTCAGTAAAATCAATTCCTTCTAAGTGGTCAAATTCGTGTTGAAAAACTCTAGATGCCATTCCACTTAGTTTTATCTTATGTTCTTTTTTATCCTCATCTTCATATTTTACAACAATTTTATCTGGTCTGTCAACACTAATAATCTCATCAGGAAAAGATAAGCACCCCTCTTCACAACTCACAACTTCATTATATTTTTTGATTATTTTTGGATTAAAACATACTACAACTTCATTATTTTCTAAATCTCTAATCATTGCAAATGCTCTAACATCCATACCTATTTGATTCGCAGCAAGACCTATCCCCTCATAATGATGCATATTTTCTATTAAAGTTTTTGCAACAAAATGACGGTCTAAGTTTACACTACATGGTTTTACTTTTTCATGTAGTATTGGATGTGTGTTAGGTGTTAGTTTTAGTATCATCTTTCCTTGGATTATTTAGATTCCAAGACGGACCCTCTAAAAAAATATTCAGATAAACCCACTTTGCATAGTGAACACCTCTATAACACATAAAAGCGAACACTTTTTCTGGGTTGTGAATGTCGGGATCGTATTCTGGGACTTCTGGATACTCCCAGTCTATGCGTATCATTACCTACTCCAATGGGAGTAAATATTTATTTGTTAGCGTATCTTAACAAATTAATAGGTATACCCAGCTACAAAAAGTTGCTCATCGGACGATGGTTGTGAACCTGGCACGTATAATCCCATCGCTGCTTCTGAATTTGCCTTTGCTCTTGCAATCAATGCTGATTGTCCTGCTTCTTCATTTGAACCTAACCAACTTTTTAAACAAGAATGTTGTAGTGCTCTTCCAAATGAAAATGAAACATTCCAAGGTGTATCGCCAATCAAATTCATTTCATTCAAATAAACTGATGCTGCCTCTTCACTTAAACCACCAGATAAGAAGTTGATACCTGGTACTTGAGGTGGCACACAACTAAGTAATGTTTGAATTGTTTTTTGTGCAACTACTTTATAATCTACTTGGTCAGGACAGTCAGCACCACATACAGTCATTGAAGGTTTTAATAGTGTTCCTTCTAATAATACTCCATTTTGCTCACAAGCTTTATAAACTTCTTGTATTACCTTTCTCTGTATTCTTTGTGTTTTATCAATATGATGATCTCCATCCATTAATATTTCTGGTTCAACAATTGGAACTAATCCAGATTCTTGAACCGAGCGAGCGTATCGAGCAAGTCCCCAAGCATTTTCTTGTATTGCTAAATCAGAGGGTCCGTCTTCTGCAATTTGTAAAACTGCTCTCCACTTAGCAAATCTCGCTCCCCTCTCGTAGTAATCAGATGCTCTTTCAACTAATCCATCTAAACCAGAACAATATGTTTCGTGTGGTAATCCACCTGGTAATGGTTTCAAACCTTTATCAACTTTAATGCCTGGTATAATTCCCTGATTTTCAAGTTTATCAACCATTGATTCACCATCAGCATGATTTTGATATAATGTTTCTTCAAATAATATTGCTCCACTAATATACTTTCCTAAATTTGGTGTGGTGAATAACATACCACGATATGCTTGTCTATTTTCTTCTGTATTCTCTACGTTTATACCTGCTAATCTTTTACCAACTGTTCCTGTAGATTCGTCAACAGCAAGTATTCCTTTACCTTTACTTGCGAGTTTTTTCGCATTTTCTTTCAGTGTTTCCCTATAATATGCTAATGTCATTTGTAAAATTTAATATTTTCTTCATTATTTATAAATTAGCATAAAAAAAAGAGGATGTCAATGACATCCCCTTGAGAAATATTGTAATCTGTAGATTACATAAGGTTTGCAACCTTAACTCTTCTGTAGTAACGGTTTGTGTTACGTGTAAGTGTTCCAAGTCCCTGAGTAGTTCCTTGTGAAAATGGGTTCTCAACCATACCATATCTGGTCTTGAATCCAATTTTTGGTTGGAATGTATCCTGACCAACCGCACGAACCATCTGTAGAGGAACGTATGGGCAGTAGAATAATCCAGCGTCATAAGG